ACCCGCCTCGAGATTTTAGACCCCTCCCATTTTTCTCTCAATTGCCCCTCTCTCAGATGGCTGCTATCAAGTCTGTTTTCTGGTGTTTTACTATTTTCTTCACTTCCTCTTCCTTTCCTGAATTAATTCCCCTTTTTGAAAATTCTTGCGTGAGCTATGCCTGCTGGCAGGAAGAAGAGTCGCCCACGACTCGACGACGCCACCTGCAGGGATATCTGCAATGTAAGGGTCAGAGGACCCTTAAACAGGTGAAATCCTTGTTCGGGGATCTGAATCCCCATCTTGAGAAACAGCGAGCTCGTAAGACCGACGAAGCTCGCGATTACTGTATGAAAGAGGAAACTAGGGTTTCCGGTCCCTATGAATTTGGGAATTACGTCGCCGGTGGTTCGAACAAACGGAAATTGGAAGATCTGTTGGATAATTCAGATAMCGAGATCGAGGAACCCCAGAAATTTCGAAGAGCCATGGCGATGAAGATGACCAAGGCGTCACATCAGTGGGCCCTAGAAAACCCCTTTCCATTTGAATTAAAGGAATGGCAGGAGCGTTTGTCTGCTGATTTGAATTTGAATCCAGATGACCGCGCTATCTTTTGGGTGTATGGTCCCACTGGTGGGGAAGGGAAGTCCCAGTTTGCCAAGTACCTGGGTTTAAATAAAAACTGGTTGTATTTACCTGGTGGCAAGGTTAATGACATGATGTACATGTATTGTAAGAAGCCCCAGAGTAATTTAGTGATAGATTATCCTAGGTGTAATAAAGATTTTATTAATTATGCTTTCTTAGAGATGGTTAAAAATAGAACTGTGTATAGTTATAAGTATGAGCCTGTTGGGTTCATTGATCCTACTTGTAATGTACACGTTGTAGTTATGGCTAATTTCCTTCCTGATTATGAAAGGATTAGCGAAGATAGAATAAAATTAATAGATTTGTCTTAATTAATTGCCTCATCATCATTATTAATTTGAAGATAACTAGGCCGCGCAGCGGCCTTGAACATATTTAATTTTGCTTCTTGAAGACAAGAAGGAATGAAATGAAAGAAATGAACATGCAAATATGGTGGGTCCCACTATAATAATAATAATTAAAAATAATTAAAAATAATACTAAATATTGGGTTGAATAAAATAAATGGTCTAGGTCTGGCCCAAATGATATAAGGCCCGTCAGGATGTGAAATATTGACTGGTCAACTCATTAATGGTATTTTGGTCATTTTATACTTTAACACGCTTAAACCTCTAGACCAGGAGAGAGAAAGCTGTAGACCCTATAAATAGAAACCCACTCGAGGCGGCCTTAGTATT